CTCCTCGCCTTATTTAAGATAATGTTCTTAATTATCTTGAAGGAACTGCCTATAATAATTATAACTTATATAAGGAGAATGTATGAAAGAAGAAGATTTTTTAGATAAAGAAGCATGCGACACAGTCATGCAAGATCTTTCTGTTTGCATTGAAAGTTGGGGTAAAAAAGATTTAGATTCAGAATCTGCTATTAAAACACTTCTAAAGTTTTCTGTAGATGCAGCGTTTAATTTTTCTCACAGTTCAATTGACGCTATGGAATTAATATCAGAAGTAATATTTGAAAAGCTAGAACAGAACGATGACCAAGAACTTTTTATTAATTTAAACAAACAAGAAGATAAGATAGTTCATTGAAATTAAGATACTACCAAAGGGATGCTATAGATTCCTTACACAATTGGTTTGAAACAAAACCATCTAGTGAACATGCATTGATTGCATTACCAACCGCAGCCGGGAAGACAATCATCTTCTCCCATTTTATTAAAGAGATTTTAGCTAAGGATCCTGGTGCTAGGTTTATTGTCTTAGCACACAGAAAAGAATTGGTTGATCAAGCAGAGAAGAAACTTAAAGCCGTATGGCCAGATGCCCCGGTTGGAGTGTTGGCTGCTGGGCTGAAACGCTTTGAACACGATGCTCAAGTTTTGATAGCCAGCAGAGACACACTAGCCTCTCCTAAACGATTGGCTAAGGTTGGTAAGTTTGACTACATGATTATAGATGAAGCACACAACGTACCACCCACATCACACACCAGGTATCAAAAGATTATTACTGAGCTTTCTGCTCGCGGAGACATGAAGGTTATGGGTTGCACTGCAACACCTTACCGCATGGGACAGGGATACATATACGGGAATCGTAAAGATCATTTCTTTAAAGGCTTGGCTTACACCGTATCTATCCCAGAACTTATTAGAGAAGGTTATCTGTGCAGACTTTCAGCTTACGCTGTTAATGAGAACGCTATTATCGATGCCGGTTCAGTCAGCCTCAAGTTTAAGAACGGAGACTTCAGAGAGAAAGAGTTAGAAGAAGTGGCTATGGTGGATGAAACCATTATAGAAGTTGTGAGCGATTGGATTGATAACGCTTACACCAAAGGCAGAACAGCAACAGTATTCTTCTGTGTATCAGTCCTACACGCTGAGAAGATGACACAGTATCTAAAGCAGTACAACATCAGTGCTGCTGTTATAACCGGGGAGACACCTAGCAAAGAGCGTAGTCAAACGCTTGCTGACTTTGAGTCTGGCAAGATCCATGCGCTTTGTAACGTTGGTGTGCTTACTGAAGGATGGGATGCCCCCAGGACAGATTGCATAGCGTTGCTTAGGCCTACACAAAGCATTGGTCTTTACGTCCAGATGTGCGGTAGGGGAATGAGAATCCACGAAGACAAAAGCAATTGCCTTCTTTTAGACTATGGAGAGAACGTTGCTCGTCATGGATGCTTGGACGAAGTATCTCCCGGACAGGCTAACGAAGGTCGCTATCATCCCAAGATTTGTTCTGCTTGTAACGTGATCAACTCTCCATCAGCCAAGGAATGTGCTGAATGTGGACAGGTGTTTGAATCAAAACAAACCAAGTCCTTGTGGACTAAGAAAGAAAGAGAGGTCGCTAGAAGAACCAAGGCAGAGAAGCAAGCCGTTCTATCGGACGAAAGAAAAAAATCTAAGCCGGTGTTCAAACCCGTTACAGATATCTATGCCACTGTTACCAAGTCTAAGAACGGCAGTGATTACTGTCAGGTTGTCTTTACAGTTGGAGATGAATTCTTTCCTAAGAAGATGCCTCTTATGTTTGGACACCCCACAGCACACAACATGGCGGTGCGTAAATGGAATAAGATAACCGATGAATGGGGATCTCCAAAGCAAGCGTGGATGGCTGCTGAACTAATAAACAATGGAGCTTTCGATACAATATCTGAGATAGTTGTACAGAAGCAAGGCAAGTACGAGAACGTTATTGGTATTAGAAATAAGAAAAATGAGAGAATAAAATTATGACAATCGTTCATGAACTGTTAGATCAAGTTGAGTTAATTGAAGAGCAACACAAAAGGTTTTACTTAGGCATTAGTGGTATTGGTAATTCAAACCAACGTCTAGTGTGGATGCGTTATCGTTGGTTGATGCCAAACGATTGGGAGCCAAGAGTCCTACGTCTATTAGACCTAGGTAACGTGGTAGAAGATGACCTTATTAAGAAGCTCAGAAAGATACCTGGTGCTTCTATCTATGACGTAGATAAGAATGGTAAACAGTTTGAAACCAAAGCTCTAGGAGGGCACGTTAAAGGCCATATAGATGGTGTAGCCAGTAACCTTCCGGGGCTCGATCAAGACAACCCATATCTGTTAGAGTTCAAGACGGCTAACGACAATCGATTTAATAACCTAAAGAAGTTAGGAAGCTATTGCGATTGGTCAGACGAGTACGCTGCTCAGTTGCATTTGTACATGGGCTTCTTTAAATTCAAGCACGCCATAGCCATTGTCTACAACAAGAACAACTCAGATCTTTACACTGAGATAGTTGAGTTTGATAAAGAGTTGTTTGATACTTTAATAGAGAAAGCTAAGAACGTTCTGCTGTCTGAGTCTCCCCCGGAGAACTACATACCTGAGACTGACTATCGTATCCGCAGTTACATGACACCAGGACAACAAGCTTCTTATCTGGGTAGAGCTTTGCCTGAAAAAATTCATTGTCGTTCGTGTCGGTTCGCAAAAGTAGACATAGATAAAGGCGATAGCCACTGGCATTGCACTCAGCACGATAAGAAGATAAATAACCAGCGTCAAGCTGTAGGTTGTCCTCGCCACAATTACATTCCAGAACTGATACCGGCCAGAGTTGTAGAACAAGATGATGACATAGTTGTGTACGAGAAGGATGACTTTAGATTCGTTAACGTTCCGGGCGATAAGAGTTCAAAGGACACCAACTTCTACTCTAGTGAAGAGTTGATTCAAGTAGTTAACTCTGGGTTCCCGGTAGAACTGCTAGAGAAAGTGGACTGGATTAAGAAGTCTTTGAATGGGACGATAGTTGAGATTAAGCCTTGGGTTCAGACGGGCATTCCGTTCTAAGTTATTACCAGCTCGCACCTTGGGTTCTCTTTGTCCACGCCACCAAACCTATAAACCACTTCTTTGATCTGCTTGAAGCTATCGTCTTCCAGGATCTCAGCTTTAACTAAAGCATCGCACGCAAACTTATCTATAATTGAACAGGGATTGCTTACGTCAATACGTCTTTTGCTCTTGGCGTAGTAGGTGTAGGTTAGAGTTACCGGCTCAGAGAAACTGTCAAAGTCTTCTAGCCTGGGTATAAGATTATCGGTGTAAAGTTTTTTGGCTATAGACAATACCCGGTAGTGAGCATTGCGATAGTTGTTTAGATTGAGAATGAACTTCTTTTTCTTTGAGTAGAAGACTTCTAATGGTAGGTCAATTTCCAAGCTTAAGGTTTTCCTGTAAGAATTTTATTCAGCTCCTCCTGTCTGAGAACATCCGATGCTCTTGTTGTTGAAGGACGATTAGATTGTACACTAGGATCTATAAATTGTCCTTGTAAACTCTGTCCGGTTAAATCCATTTGAGCCTTTGTTAACTCTCCCATTGGCACAACTTGACCAGCTTTACTTGGTGTTTGTTGTCTAGAGAATGCTAAAACATCTGGGTTTATTTTGGTAGGGTTAAATAAACCCATCATAACTTGATCTCTGTTAGCTACTTTTGCAATTTTTAATTGTTCTTTTATTACATAATCTGGAAGTCCTAAAGTTCTTGCATCTTCAATTGCTGTGTAAAGCGTTCTTAAAGAATTGTATCTATCTTCGTTTGAATTAATGTAACCTTGAATAAAATCTTCTGAGTCTCTTTCACTATTTGATCTAAGAAGCCTATTAAATTCATTGGTGGTTTCTCTAATGGCTCTTTTAGATTCTGCTGCTTTGTAATACAAAGATTTTTCTAATTGAGGTCTTACAGTTTTAAGTCCAGTAAAGGCTGCTGTTAAATTTTCTGCAACATTAATTGATCTACCTTTTGGGCTAATAAAATCTTTTTTACCTGTAGCCAATGATGCAACCGATGTTATAAAATCTTTCGGTACAATTTGAGTTCCATCAGCATCAACCTCAAATGAAACTGGAAGGGCTGTCGGTGCTATTGAGTTAAAGACATGTATAAATTGTTTTATGCTTCTCTCTCCTAACATGTCTGATTCATTGTAAATAATTTTACCAGTTTCTGTTCTTCCCTCTTTGGCTTCAACAAAAGCATTAAAACCAAGACTTGTAGAGAAAAAAGGTTCTGCCATTTCTCCGATTGCATCTGCTGTTGAGTTAGTTGCTATACTCATTAAGCTTGCTTCGTTTCTGTCACCTTCTGAAATAGCATTAAATACTGCTTGAACTGGTCTTTGTAAAAAATCATAAGGATTGGTATAACTGTAGTTAATAAATCCTGTAATGTTACCAGCAGAATCTGTTTCAGTTGGGATCATGGTGGCTGTTTTTTCCCAAGGTGCAGCAAAGGATCTTTTGTATGCATCTATTTGTTCTTGTTCTGCACCTGTTAAAAGTTTTCCTGTTTCAACCAATCCTGCTGGCAATGCAACTGTTGTTCCTAATGCAGCCGTTATTCTTCTCATTCCTATTTTTTGTAATTCAGGGTTACTGCTTGCTAATTCTTTAATTGATCTTTGTAAGGTGTTGCCCATGTTCCTAAATATTTCAGCGGGAAAGGCG